CACACAACTTATAAAGATAATGTTGAGTTTTGCGCTCCGAGTAGAATTGCGATACATGAATCATTTAAAACAATTAACCCATATTATTACAAGGTTTTTACCTTAGGATTGTGGGGGAAAAGATTAGGTGGTGGCGAAATAATGAAGTGTTTTAAGTACGATAAGCATGTCGGAAAAACAAAATACAACTCGAATTTAGCGTTACATATTAGCTTTGATGAAAACGTTAACCCGTACCTACCATGTGCCATATTTCAAGTCGACGATAAAAACATATATCTAATTGATGAGATAATAGGATACCATCCTAACAATAAAGTCGTTTGGAGTTGTAATGAGATAAAGAGAAAGTACCACAACCATAAGGAAGCTATGTATATATATGGCGATCCTGCATCACAAAAGGATGATGTTAAACTCCAGGATGGGGAGGACTTGTTTCAGATAATAATAACAGAACTTTATATATTTAAGCCTGAACGAAGGGTTTTAAACTCACATCCTGCAGTTAGAACATCAATAGACTTTTTTAACACTATTTTAGAATTAAACTTTAACGGCTTAATATTTTCCGTAAACGAAGATTGCAAAATATCGGTAAAGGATTACGAAAATGCAAAGGAAAACGAGAATGGTAAGATAGATAAGAAAACAGTAAAGGATAAAGAAACTAACAAAACGTACCAGCCTTATGGTCATATAATCGATGCTACGCGATATTTTTTATGTTACTTATTCGCTAAAGATTACTCATTATACCAATATGGTAACAAGCCATCTTCATACAAAGTTACCAATTACAATTATGAAGAAGAAAGTAACAGGTATTAATTAGTTGGTGCAAATCACGCATTAAAAGCAGCATAATGCTAATTTTGTGCTATGAGATTTCTGATTCAAAGAGACTACGAGCGTAACATATCCGTTACAGACTTAAATACACTGTTTGATAACAGCACAGACCCATTATATACAATTATGCAAAGGCTTATGGATACTGAGCCTGAAGCTATTGAAGAGATAAGTAGCCTTATACAACAACGTTACGATGTTAGCTTAATTTTCACAGATAGCAGTCAATACATAAGCTCAGCCACATATTTTGGTAACAATCGTGTGCAATACCATGAGCCAGCGTTTAGCGCATTGACAGTTTACACCACATCACAAAGAGTAAGCCAATTAGGCTCAATATATACAAGCATTGCTGGTAGCGCAGCACACGCATTTAATGCAACTGAATGGACTTACGTATGTATGGACAATCAGTTATTCTATGGTACTATTCCGGCACCTTCGTACTTATATAACAACACTTATAATACAGGCGATGTAGTTTGGAATCCTTACGATAACAGAACTTATACATCAAAGATTAACGCAAATACATACGGGTTAAACAACCCTCAAGCATGGACACAAAACGCTGTTTATTCGTTTACTGGACAATTACCCACTAATACAACGTACTGGACATTGGGCGATAATCGTAACCAAAAGCTTGTATCTGTGATGGTTGACATTGTTATATATTACGGTTTAAAGACTATTACACAAAGGTTTAAGCCACAAGATCGGTTGTTTAATTATATGGGCGACGGCAAAATGCCTGATGTTTCCGCGCGTGGTTGGTTAGATGCCATTACCAAAGGTGGTCAAAATGCTACATTACCGATATTACCCCCTGCAATTGAAGAGTTAAGCCTTAGATGGCATAATATAAACGGAGATAATAATACCAATAATATTAACACTCCTAACATGAACTATTAATGACACCGAGAAAAACTATTCCAGCACCTAAAAAGAAAGCATTGCCAGCCGTAAAAGGTAATAAGGCTAATATATACGATGTAATAGAGTTTGAGAACCAATTATATCGTGTTTCCCAAAACATACAACAATTAAGAGATAACATAAGGATTGCTGAAAGTATATTAGCACCTCAGCGATACCAATTATATCAAACGTACATAGATAGCTGCGAAGATAGCCACTTAACAGGGGTTATGAATAGCTTTTATGACTTAGTGTTAAGTCGTGAGATAAACTTTTATAATAAAGATGGAGAAATAAATATTGAAGTTAGCAAGCTATTAAAAACAAAATGGTTTACTGATTTCTGTACTTATGCGCTACAAAGTAAGTCTTGGGGCTTTAGCTGCATTCAATTAGGCGATAGAATAGATACTGGCTTTACTTATGTTGAGTTAATACCTCGCATCTATGTTAAGCCGGAATTTCATTTAGTAACCGATACATACAGCTCATTTACAGGCGATAACTATTTAGAAGAGCCGTGGAATAAGTGGGTAGTTGGTGTAGGAGATGACAAAGATTTGGGGCTTCTTAAACAGGCGTCATACCATGCTATTTGGAAGAAAACAGCTTTAGGAGCATGGGCTTCATTCGCGCAAAAGTTTGGCTTACCTGCTATTATCTATTACACCAATACCAACAATGCAGAGATAATGAAGTCGGCAGATAACATGATGAAGCGTTGGTCTACTGGGCAATCCATCACGTTACCAAAGGCTGATAAAGTTGAATTTATTGAAGCAAAACAAACTGATGCGTTTCAAGTGTTTAAGTCGCTTGTTGAGATGTGTAACTCTGAGATGACTAAACTATACTTAGAACAAACAGGTACAACAGATGAAAAGGCTTTTGCAGGTAGTGCAAGCGTTCACAATGAAGGATTACAACGCGTAAAACATAGATTAACATTCTTTTTAGAGAATGTAATTAACCAACAGCTTAAACCCGTACTTGAGTGGCATGGGTTTCCTGTGGGGGATGTTGTTTGTAGAATTACAGATAATGAAGATGTTGAGGTAAGCGACAGAATTGCTATTGATAAGTCATTAATTGCTTCAGCTTCTTATAAACTAAGTCCTCAGTATTTAAAAGAAAAATACGGCACAGATGTTGAAGCGGTTGAGGTAGATGCAAGCGTTGAAAAGCCAGTTAAAACAAAAGACAAATCAATTAAAAACGCATTACATGAACTTTATAAATAAGTGCAGCGTTTGCAATGCGGCTGAAAAGCCAATAAAATTAATAAGCGATAAGGAAAAAGAAACTCTTATTAAAAATATATATAGGGGTAAGGTAACAAAAAAGAAACTTCCATTAGATTTATTTACTCGTATTTATGATGCTTTAAATAGTAGCTTACAATACGGATATGGAGATAAAGATGTTAATGTTATTAAACCAATGCAAGAAAATTTAGCACATTTTTCAGCAGCAAAAACATATCAAATAATTAAGAAGTGTGAAGAAGGAAGGGTTACAACGGATAAAAAGCTAATTAGTTTTGATAGTTATTTAAAGAAAACAAATCCAATATTACACGATTTTTTAGAGCCGTATCAATTTGCCGAATCTAACCATTCTGAAGAAGTTGGAAAAGCTACTAAAAAATGGACTAAAGACAATAAGCGGAAAACAGTACCGTACTTGGAGTATGTTACAATGAAAGATAATAGGGTACGCCCAGCACATATATTATTAGACGGTATCATACGCAAATCAACAGACCCATTTTGGGATACATTTTATCCACCTAATGGATGGATGTGTAGATGTAGAACAAACGCAACGGCTAAAGGCGAAGAAACGGATTTAGCTGATTTTAACGAAGAAGATGCGCTGTATAACGTACCTCCATCATTTAGATACAATTTTGCAAAAGAACAAATAGTGTTTCCGAAAGACCACCCATACTTTACCGTACCTAATGCAGATAAACTATTTGCACGTAAAAACTTTAATCTACCTATTCCAGATGGCAAATAGTTTTAAAGAGATAAATTTTAAAGCAAAGGCACGAGCAGTTGATTTGGCGTTTAAAGAAGCTATTCAGATAATTGCTAAAGATGCAGTTGTTACATTTAAGCACAATTTTGATTTACAAGGATTTGTAGACGAAAGTTTACAATCATGGAAACCTCGTAAAAATCAAATAAGAAGTATGGGTGCAAGTGTAAGAGGCGGTCTAATTAATACCAAAAAAACACTTACAAAAACTGGCGCATTAAAAAGAAGCATTAGATATTTAAGCGGCATTCGTGGGTATTCGGCAACTGTTATAAGCGACCTACCTTACTCTCAAATACATAACGAAGGGTTAAGAGGTAACGCATGGGGAAGGCACAATTTTCAAATGCCTAAACGTCAATTTATGGGCAGAAGTTCAAGATTAGAAAGACTATCATTTGCAAAAATTCAAGCTAAAATTAACACAGCATTTAGAAACGCATGACAAAAGACATACATACCGGTTTAGTTGCGTTGTTGGAAAATAACGTATTAGATAGTTTTGGGAAGCCATTGTTTAAAACAGTAGAGATGTGGGCTAACAATTTTGAGCATGAAATGGCAGACCAAAACGATGAAAAGCCAAGATTGCTACCAGCTTGTTACATTGAGTATGCTGACATAGAAGAAAAAGGACAATCGACAAACAAGCAACTACAAAAGAACTTTAAAACAATACTTCACATCGTGTATGCAAGCATGAAAGATAACGATGCAACCATATTAGCAACAAAGCAGCAATGCTATAAGTATGTGCAATGGTTTGAAGCATCGACTTGCTCTAAGTTTCAATGGAAGGCAGAATTATTCAATTACGATTACCGAGATTTAAGATATATGCAGCAGATATATTTTAGCACATTAAAAGATTTTGATGCAATGAATGTACCTAATATAGGTTCAGTCGGCACAATGACACAAACAATAATATTACACATATAAAATGGCAAGAAGCGTAGACACAATAAGACAGGGTATGTTATTAAGCATAAGTGCTGACCCTATACTTAGTACCGTATTAACAAGCACCTCACTAATGGCTATATATAGGCTTTGGGTAACAATTGTTGCCATATCCACAAACCTATTAGAACAAGTTTGGGACGGTTATTTAGCCGCATTGCAATTATACGCCAGTCAATCCCCCGCGGCAAGTGGTATATGGATACAATCGCAGGTTTTTAAATACCAATATGACCCAAGTGGTATTGCTGCAACAAACGCTTTAACTATACTTTCAAATGGTGCATTGGCTTACGCAACTGTTAATCCTGTATTTAATATAGTTACACAATGTTCTGTTATTACAAGCGGAAACAATATAGTGTTAGTAAAAGCAGTACAAGGAGGTACAAGCCCTACGCCTATAACTGGAACGGCTTTTACGCAATTAGATAGTTACCTTACCTCTAAGATGCCAGCAGGGGTTAATCATTTATTGTCAAGTTTAGCGGGTGATAATGTAGTAATTTTAGGAACTGTATATTTTAAAAATGGATACGGTGGGATTGTTTTAGCGAATGTAATGGCATCATTAAACAGTTACTTAAATACAAT